CATTCTTTGCAATTGAACGTGAAAATCAAGAACAAGTCGAAGTGTTTCCAATTGAATATAGATGTCCACGTTTTCAAGATCCACCACCGTGTACACGATTCGGTAAACTTTCATTAGCGACCATGATTACCGAACTTACAGAAGATCGTGAACGAAACATCGTTATAGCAAAACTTATAAAAAATATTGTCAAGGGGACACGTCAAGTTCTCGTATTAAGTGATCGTCGACATCATTGTGAGGTACTTCACCAAAGTTTCAAGAAAACGTCGGGACTCTATATGGGTGGTATGAAAGAATCAGATTTGACCGAATCAAGTAAAAAACAAATCATATTTGCAACTTTTAGTCAAGCACATGAAGGTCTCGATATACCTTCACTCGATACGGTTATACTTGCGACCCCTAAGTCCGATATTGTACAATCGATTGGACGGATTATGCGTGAAACGCATGGTAAAAAGAACAATCCACATATTTACGACATGTTCGATCAATGGTCTATATGTCACGCCATGTATAATAAACGTCTCAAAGTGTATCGTCAAGGTGGTTTTAAAATACCAAAACAAAAATCTGAAGAACCGATTGATTTCACTAAAGGAAAATGCCTTATTTTACCATGAAAATAATCATTCGTATTTATAAGAATGCCGGGTTGTAATACTGGTCGTAATATACAAAAGTATAAAGGTTCTGGTGGATCTGTATCCACACTCCAGGATGTTACAGATAATGGTAACACGACAACGGGTGATATAATAACGACCTCTGGGTTTTTTATAGGTGACGGAAGTAAACTTACTGGTATATCGGGTGCAAGTTCCGCGTTTTCATTTCAGGAAACATCGGATACTGGTAACACTACGTCTAATACAATTCAGTTTACAAACACAATTACATCTTTAACTGCAAGTGGTAATGTAATAGTCACAGGTAACGTAACTGCATCCAATTTTTATGGTGATGGTTCCCAATTGACAAGTGTTGCACTTAAATCAGATTTGACGAGTAATACGGGTAGAATAAGTGCTCTTGAAACAAAAACAACAGATATATCTTACACAAATGGTACTACAAGAATAAATGGTAATCTCACGGTATTAGGAAACACTACTACACTCGATACTGTAAATCTTATAGTACAAGATCCTATTTTACAACTTTCTAATGCTTCTGCATCTGTAGATTCGGGTATATTGATAGCCCGTCCAAGTAGTACAGATAATGTATTTGTTGGGTTCGATCAGTCGCTATCTGAATTTGCAATCGGGTTTACAGATAGTCACGCTGGTTTATCTGAAATAGCGATCAAAGATGGAGAAGATTTTACAGTAAACGTACACGGTAACGTCGAGGCATCTTATTATTTCGGGAATGGTTCCCAGCTGACAGGTGTGGCACTTAAATCAGATTTTACGAGTAATGTTGGACGAATTGGTGTTTTGGAAAGTGAAGTACAACCCGTAAATAGAGGTGGGACTAATATAACATCGTATGGCATTGGAGACATGTTATATGCGAGCGCTTCGTCAACTTTGTCGAAACTCACACCTTCGACGGCTGGGTATTTTCTACAAACAAATGGTACCGGTAACGCACCTACATGGGAAAATGTTGCCGATATAGGTTCGGCAACACCAGCAAATTTATACACAGATGATTTTATAACCGGTGGTCCATGGAGTGGTATAACTGATGCAAATCTTAGAGTTTTAGGAAACGTTTCAAATTTATCGAACCAACTCGTGGCACGTGATGATAAAGGTGATATATTTGTTTCAAATGTAAACGCGATAAAGATATATGGTGATGGTACATCACTCACTGGTGTTGCTTTAAGTACAGACTTGACAGATAATTCTACAAGAATAAATACTGTGAGTACAGATTTAGCAGATAATTCGACGAGAATAGGGACTGTGAGTACAGATTTGTCGAGTAATACGGGTAGAATAAGTGCTCTTGAAACAAAAACAACAGATATCAGTTATACCAATAGCGGTACTAGTAAAACAACTATAGCTTCAGATCTTAAAGTAACTGGAAAGTTGGGTATTGGGACATCGAGTCCAACAACACCTTTACATATAGAATGTGCAGATAATTCGATTCAGTATCAAAATGGTTTATTAGTAAAACAGGATAGTTCATCTCACCCCGCCATAATAGGTATACGAACGAGTAGCACTTCCCAAGACCCCTTTATTTCGTTTATGGTTAGCAATGATTCAACTGGTTGGTCTTATGGTGTAGATGCTTCCGAAAGTAATAAACTGAAATGGGCGTATAACACGAGTGTTTTAACAACCAACACGAGAATGACACTAACGGATGATGGAAAGTTGGGTATAGGAACAACAAGTCCAAATTATAAACTTGATGTTTTCGGTGCTGTTAACTTTACGGGTGTTTTAACAGTTGGTACTACTGCGTCTTCAGGTACATCTGGACAAGTACTTACATCAGGTGGTTCGTCGGCTCCACCGTCTTGGACAACGGTAAGTAGTGGTGGTTCAAGTCCTTGGACAACTTCGGGATCAGTTATACATTACAATACTGGTAATGTTGGTATAAATACTAGTACACCCCAGTATAAGTTGGATGTTGCCGGTGATATACGCACTACATCAGAAGGTGGTTTTAGAGGAAATGGGCGTAATATAACTGGTATTAATGTTACAAGCGAAAGAAATCAAACGATTGTAAATTTTGGACAGCAGTCAAGTCTTAAACAATCCGCAAACGGGGACCCGCTTTAATTTTTAATTTTTTAATTCGTTTATTATATTAGTAAAATGGCTACACAGGAATTAGTCGTCCAACTTGAACCAGAACATTATGATAATTTAACAGATGCAAACGCTACTGGTACAACTAATTTTGGTAAATCTTCGTGTCAAAATAATACGGGTACAGTTTTTGCTGTCGGTTCGGATGATAATGTTGTAGTTTATACGAGTAATTACTACCAAACTAAATACGCAACGTCTATTTCAAATCCAGGAAACTCAAATAGTTTATTTGGATTTAAAATAGCCATGGATTCACCAGGGGATACTATTATAATTGGTGCACCGGGAGATAATAGAGTTTATGTATTTGATGCACAAAATCAAGCTAGAACGTCATGGACTCAGCGTTCATCCGGGTGGAGTGGTAATAGTTATCTAGGAACTTCTGATTCTGGTACCATACATTACGGTGCAGATGTAGACGTGGCAGGTGATGATGATTCGTTATTTGTTGTTGGTAGACCTGGTGATCATAAAATCGAGTTATGGTCTTGGCCAAATGGGTCTTCGGCGACACTTTTAAAAACTATAACAAAATCATCCTACTTCGGGTTTTCGTGTAAACTTTCGGCAGATGGTCAAGTTGTTATAGCCGGTGGTCCGGGTAATTATTACCCGAATGGTACATATAATGCTTATGATAATGGTATAGCACACGTATACGCAAAAGATCCTTCAAGCGCGACTACGTGGACAGAAAGAACACTTCCATTCGATTATACGGATGTTGGTCCCCTCGTATATAGTTCTGATATGGCAACTACAACTATAAAAAGTGTTACTAATACTAACGCGTTAGATGGTGGTACTAGAACAGACATTAAACCAGCTTTTGGGTTTAGTGTAGCTATAAACAAAGACGGTACTTTTATAGCAGTTTCTGCACCTAACAGAAAATGTTTTTTTTCAGCTGAGTGGATAAATGGTACATCATATTATAAATGGTTAACAGGTAAACCAATTACAGGTGATATTGATGAATTTGGCAGTTTTTTATTTATGCAATACGATGGAACGCGTATAATTACAGGGAACACAAGTGTAGAAGATAAAATGTATTATAGTACCCAATTTTCTAGATGGGAAGATGTGATGGGTTTTCCGAGGAGTTACTGTGTATTAGATTGGAATGGTATTTATTACACAAATTATAGCGAAACATTCAATCTATACTCGTTCGGTAAAATACCTACATCTATGTCAAAAAACGGTGAATTTTGTTTATTTTCTGCAAATTATAGAAATGGAAGTTTTATAGGTAATGAGGCTAGAGTAACGGGTAGTAATAGAACCTTATATAATGGGAATACGGTTTTTTCGTTTACAAGATTCGCACCTACAATAAAAATTTTAGGGACAACGGCGGTAGGTGGTGATTTAAAAGTACGTTTTTTGAGTGTAGGTGGTGATAAATCATATTTATCAAGTAATACCAGTGCGGGTTTCGTTCCCGGATATATAAATTTTGAGAATACTAGAGATGAACATAGTATTTTTAGGTCACAAATTATAAATACATCACAATATACTGGCGATGATAATTTATCCGAACTCTTACTGTTTAAATCTGGACACGTTCGAGGTCTCAATTCCAGAGGTCCGGATAGAATACGTCTTAAATCACCAAGTATTATTTTAGAAGGTATGACATCTGAAAATCATCCGCTTCATGTTCCAACCCCTGATTCAATTGGATCAGTAGCTGAATCATGGTCTAGATATCTTAAAGAATCTTCCGCGGTTTATTCTCGTTTGACTTTAACGGGTATAGGTAATGTAGGTATAGGTATACCTGAATATGCAGATCATATCATCAAGGAAAATTGGAATTTAGGGTCCAGTTCTGTTTTAGGTAATCACGATTATTATAAACAAAATGAAAATGCAAATGCACAAGCACCACCTCTCATAAACCATAGACTGGTTATAGATGGTACACAGAGTATACAAAACGGTAAACTTTACATAAACAATCCAACATCTTCAAATCTAATTACAGATGGTATGGCGACTTGTTATAATACAATGACGAGTGCTTGTATTCAGAATACAAATAGTACAAATATACCTTACGTATTATGTCATTCTGTGAAACGTAACCCCCTTTGGAGTGATGAAGATGGGTATTACAACTATTATGACCGATTGAGATTATACAATACGGTTACATACGATGATGTAAATAAAGGGTTATATTTTGGAACAAGTACATCGTATGCATCTGGGTGGACCCAAAGTACACGTGATACCATTACAGGTAATGTGGTGAACGTTTTATCGGGTGTATATACAACCTCGTATTGGTTTATGCTAAAAGATTATGCACAAAGTACATTTGGGTCGAGTGGAAAATTAATATTCACTGCTTTTCATTATACATCGCTTGGATATGGTCATAAAATTACAGATACAGGATTCAAAGTCCAGTATACACAGGGTAGGGCTATTGGTGGACAACCTTATTACACAACCGCGGTATCTGACTATACTGTAAATTATACGTTTAATCAAAATGTATGGTACCACGTATGTGTTAAAGTAGATAATACACCTGGAAATGGCGCCAATGAAGGTACAGCAACTACACAATTATGGATAAACGGTGTATCGCAATCTTTAACCGCAAACGAGACAAATAGAGATATGAACGGGAGATTCCCAGGATTTTGTTGGTTTGGGGTAGTTAATCAAGCATCATCTGGCACATATGGACACACTTTAGGTGGTGATGGTATGTATGGTCACCTTATTAGTAATATTAAAATTTATATCGCACACGATGGTACGGATTATTTTGAAAGGGTAGCTATACCAGATTATAACACTGGTCCTGATTTTTATAACGAAGGACCACCCAATGAAGGAGTATCAATATCAGGTGGTGTGAATATATCAGGTGGTTTACGTGCAAATGGTTCCTCGGGGACGAATGGACAAGTACTCACATCAAGTGGTGGGGGTGCAATGACGTGGACAACGGTAAGTGGTGGTGGTGGTTCAAGTCCTTGGACAACTTCGGGTTCAGACATAATCTATAACACGGGTGATGTTATAATTTCCGAATACATTAAACATGATGGTGATTTAAATACATACTTCGGGTTTCCATCAGATGATACTTTTATTATTAAGACAAATGGAACCGAAAGATTAAGAGCTAACAGTTCTGGTAATGTTGGTATAGGAACAGCGAATCCAGGTTATAAACTCGATGTTAACGGGGATATTAACATGTCTAGTGGTAGTAGTTTCAGGATTAATGGTGTCGCACAAACGTTTGGAGGCGGATCATCGTTATCCGGAACAAATACGTTCGAATGGGGGACGGGTGTATCCGGTAAGGAAACAAACGCAGGTAAAATTGGGTACAGTACGTTTACTTCGGGTGCTAACGGCGCACTCGATATTGTAGGTGCAGGAACGGGTACTACAAATAGAAATGTTCGAATATTCGATCATCTTGGTATTGGGACAGGTTCCCCAGAGGCATATCTACACGTAAAAAGAGGAGTATCATCCGGAGAATCTAATGTATACATACAGTCATACAGTGATGATGGAGGAGATCGGGCAGCTTTATTTTTAGGTACGCCACATGTTACTGGTGGAACTGCCCAACCAAAGTGTGCTATAATAGCAGACGCAGTTGGTTATAGTCGCGCAGATTTACACTTTTGTGTTGAAACAACGAATAATAATGGTAGCGCGTATAGGGCGAGTACGTCTAACTCGAGAATGATGATAGATGGTATAAGTGGTAATGTTGGTATTGGTACAACTACACCAGGTGCTTTTCTAGAGGTAAATGGGTCGAGTACAGTTAACTCGTATAGTAGCGCTATACGACGTTTTTTTAATGCTGGTGGTCAAAATTTCAGTAGTTCGGTGGGCGGTTGGGGTAATTTTGGTATACGTGCATCACATTCTATAGGTACGAGTGGATATTTCGTCGCGCATAGTGGTACTTGGCAAGCTTCAGATTCGAGAATAAAAACAAATATAAATGATGTTACCGACGCATCCGCTTTAGAAAAATTACGTCTCTTAGAACCAAAAACGTATACATATATAGATACTAACGAACAAGGTGATACTACAGTTTATGGATTTATTGCACAGGAAGTTTCTAACGTGTTTCCTGAAGCAGTTAAAATTTCTGAAAATGTAATTCCAAATATATACGAACTCTCTAACGTATCTGATTCGAATGTTATAACGTTTACGAACTTCAACACGTCCGATCTATTAACATCTAACGTAACATCTAAAATACATGTTAAAACTATATACGATAAAGTTAAAAGACTTACATTAGACGAGGTTATAGGTGCAAAATCAATTCGCGTTAAGGAAGATTTAACAAATATGATTGGTTCGATAGATGATACCGGAAATGTCGTTTCGGGTAATCAGGTTTTTGTTATGGGACAGGAAGTTGATAATTTTAATATACTAAAGAAAGAGTACATATTCACTATAGCGACGGCCGCTTTACAGGAAGTTGATAGACAATTACAAGCTGAAAAGGCGAAAGTTTCGACGTTAGAAACACAAGTCGCTAATCTATTAGCGCGTGTTACCGCACTCGAAAACATTTAATTTTTTTTACCATTCTGGAAAATGTCAAAATGGTAGAAAGTTTTGTTTACTTACTTTCGTGATGGGAGCGTGTCCATGATTGCTAAGGCGATAACACCCGCAATAAAGAACAAAACAACATAATTACACTCCGTATCTTCTCCTCTACCAGTAGAATTTTTACGTTTCTCCTGGACTGGGACTGATACTTCTCGTGAAGGTCTCGGCCTTTCAATAGGATCTTCGTCTAATGGACAATACCCTATCATATACTATATTTTACAAATTAATTTCGACTGATTTTTTCTTTTTCCCTCGTTTAGCTTTGGTCTGGGTAACTTTAACTTCACGCAATTCCCCATCACCCCCTCCTTCGACATCACCTGGTGTTGGTGCTTCGGCAATATCAGAAATATCATCATCTTCGTCACCGTCTACGATAATTGGTTCTTGTGCTGGAATACTCGTCGTGTTCATGGGCGGTGTTGGTGGCATCATAATGTTACCCATGAGACTGGAAATATCAAACCCTGGACCTTGCATTTCGTGTTTACCATCACTTGAAGGTTCGGAACCTTGTTGTGATTTTGGTACTGTATTTTGTACCGCAGACATCATGTTTTGAACCAACCCTGGATTCTGTTTAATCACATCATTCATGTTTGGCATGACCGATTTGAACATACTATTCGTCAAATGAAACATCATCGCTGACCCACCCAGCATCATAATCAATTTGATTTCTGGGGCGACGTGCATTTTAGATCTATATTTCACGTATAATTCTTCAAACACTTCATCGTAATCGTCGACGTTTTCCATGACGTTTTCAGACCACCCGTCAAGTTGGATCTCGAATGGGTTATATTTCTTATTCATAAACTCAAGGCCTGTCGTACACGCAATAAGCATGCGTCTCGAAAACTTAACTGATTTGTCTACATCTATACTATATGTTATTCGTTTTACTTCGTTTCTAAGTTCGTCTACAGGGGAATAAGCATTCAAACGCTTGTTCACAGTAAACCCCTTTTTTTCCAAACGTCCGAGTTTGTTCACGAGATCCGCTTTCTCTTCGTCGACCGTCTTAAACCCTGGTGATGGTTTTTCTTCCTCTTCTTCCATCATATATCCACCTCCCCCACCTCCGTAGTCCATATCGGGTTCATCGTCGTATTCGTGATAATCAACGGGTGCTTCTGGTGGAGGTACAGATGGTTGTGCTTGTTTATTTGGGTTAGCAAATGAGTCAATATCTTCCTGGAAAACCTGGGGTTGTGGCGCTGTAAACTGTGTTTTCATTTGAGAAATTTGTTTTTTTACAGGCTGACGTCGAGGAACATCGATTTCAATTTCGTTCATCAGGGCCTGTTCATTATCATCAAGTTTCATAACATTCGTATTTTTACGATCAAGAATAATTTCACCGTCCATTACTATTACTATTACTCTTTATATTGAAACTATTCTAATCTCTTTAACGCACTTTATAAAAAATGTTGTTTCATTATAAATGAAACTTAACGCTACCAATAGAAATACGATCAAGGCTATCGTCATCATCATCGCAGTATTGTGTGTTCTCACAATGTTCAGTACCAGTGGGTACCAGGGCAAAGAAGTCGAAATAGAAACCGTCAATACGGGTTCGCTTTTCGATGTTCCATCGACCGAAGAATGTTTGAGTAGTGCCTACTACTCCGACAGTAAAGGTGGTGTATGTGACGGACAAAAACTTGTTCGGGAACAAGCGGGGTATAAGATGAAGTAAAATCTCCAGTATATATAAATGGCTTTAGTGACTAGCCAATCCACTTTACCCGATTTCGAATATGAACACCATACCGTCATTCTCGATAATTTAGACTCAACAAGTAAGACCGATTTTACACTTCATTTACCAACACCACTCGAAAATGTCGTTCAAGCACAATTGATTGCCGCATCTATTAACTCAAATGAAGATGCTCAAAGGTGTATCCACATCGGTATAGAGGAACTTAAAAGTTATTTTTCACAACGCGGGAAAGATGATCTCGATGACAACGATAACCATCTTAATGGTATTTTCGGTACCATTATGTGTGAACATGTAATGCATGGCCCAGATGAAGCAACTACTGGAACGAAAGTAGGTACCCAAAAAACTGTATTCTTCAGAAACGAGTACCCAATTACCCAACAATATTACAATCCAATTCGTAAACTTGATAGATTAACTTTTGATTTAGATAAACAAAATGGCACTACAGCCGCAGTCACAGACGTCATTCTTGTTTTTAAATTTGTGTGCAAAAAAAGAAATTTAGCCCATTAATTATGTCAGGGCGTTGTACACTTGTATTTTTAACCTTTTCTTATTATAAATGTCATCTGGTATTGTTCAACTTATAGCAATTGGTGCTCAAGACGAACACATTATGGGAGAACCAGAAATATCTTTTTTTACGTCAACGTTTAAACGACATTCTAACTTTTCACAATCTATTGAAGAACAAACTATTCAGGGAGATGTGAAAGCGAATTCTATGTCATCTATTCGTTTTGATCGAACAGGCGATATGTTAGGATACAGTTATATTAGTGTGTATGATGCTGCTAATAGAGCAACATCTACAAATGATTGGTCTAATTTCATTGATAAAGTAGAACTTTTTATTGGTGGTCAATTAATAGATACACAGGATTCTATTTTTACAGAAAAAATAGCTATAGATACAATGGCGAAAAATGTATCTAATTCGGCTTTAGGTGTACATCCAGGTACTAGTGGTGAATCATATTTTTATCCACTACGATTCTTTTTCTGTGAAAGTCCACAATATGCTTTACCCATAGTGGCTTTACAGTACCATAACGTCGAATTACGTATACATTGGGGGCCAGGTGTATCTACCTATAATTTTCAGTTTCATTCAAATTATTATTACCTTGATAATGAAGAACGAGGTAATTTAGTATCCAGGAAACACGATTTACTTATTACACAAGTTCAGAAAAGTGTTCCTTCAAAAGAAGTTGTTCAAGAACTTATGTTCAACCACCCAGTCAAATATATTGCGTCTTCGGATACAACGACCGAAGGGGCATTAACATCAACAACCAATAAAATAAAGATTGAAATAAATGGTTTAGATTTGAGTAATTTTAAAACTGGACGCCCTCATTTTATGGATATATCGAACTATTACCATACCAACGCTGTTACGTCCCCTGATTTTTTCTTGTACTGTTTTTGCTTATCGACGAATTCTATTCAGCCATCAGGGACACTTAATTTCAGTAGATTAAATTCAATTAAAATTATAAGCAAGTCTGATACAATTGATCATCCCGTGTACGCGGTTAACTATAATATACTTCGTATTGAAAATGGTATGGCTGGTATCGTTTATGCAAATTAAAATACACATCTATCTTAAATGGGTCAACAATTTCTAAATATTAAATCTACAAAAATTAGAGTTGGGCAGTATACTAATAATACACAGGGTGAAAATTCAATTGTATTAAATGCAAGTAATAATATCATAAATACTATTACACCTAATTCTACATATATATCACCAATACGTTTAAAAACTATAGAAGAAACTACGTTTATAGGATATAATAGAGATACAAAGGAAATTATAGACACAGGTATAAAAACGAATTTACTCAATTGTTCATCTCCGAATGCAGTGTCTAATATTATAGAATTTACAAATGCATCAAAGATAGATTATATACAGAGTGAAATATCAGGTTTCAAGAATAGAATTTATAAATTGGAAAATGAAACATATATAGATGATTTTAATAAAAGTATTGTTGACATAAAAAATCGAATAATAGACTATTCACCCGAAATCACAACTATAAAAAATAATATATCTATAAACGAATCTACTATAAATAGAAATATTAATGATATTCGTGGTATAGAAGAAGATAATATACAAAAAATAAAATCATTAGAAAATAGATTTTTCAAACAAATAACAGTATTACCAGCTATAAAAGATGATATTTTAAAAAATACATGTAGAATTACAGACTTGGAGAATAAATATATAAATCATACACCTGAAATACATAAAATTACAACAAAATTAACAGATTTAAATAATTCTTTAAATATTTCCGAAAATGATATTATAAATATACAAAATAATTATAAAAATACAAATGTAAAATTATTAGAAACTATAAAGCGTGTAGATATCTTAGATGATAATACCCCTAAAATTCGTGTTTTAGAAATAAAATGTGAAAATATACCAAAATTATTAGATAGAACGTATCAGCCAAGAATATCAGCTTTAGAAACTAAAACTATAAATACAAATAAAGACATTTTAAAACTAAATGAAAAAACTTGTACATTAGAAAACAATTTACAAAGAATTACAAAATTAGAACACGAATCTACAACTACAAATGATTCTCTATTAAATACTACAGATAGAGTCGGTATTCTCGAAAATACAAAGGTCCTTGAAAAATATTTTAGACCACGACCTTTACTTAAAAGTCATGGTCCCCGTAGAGTCCTTCTAGATTTAACATTTGAAGATGGTGATATTATTACAGGTTCGACAGTTTCAAATTCTTTAGAAATATTACGCACAGACTCGAAATCAAATGGTAAAATTTTATCTACAAACGAACACAAAAAATTAGTTTGGGTAGATACAATTAATTTAAAAAATATTACATCTGAAAACTTTTGTGGTAATGGTTCGAATATAAATAGCTTAAATGTGAATAATGTAAATGAGGGTATATTAAAAACAGAAAATGGTGGAACGGGAATACGTAATTACGCACCCGGAGACTTACTTTATGCAGATGAATATAATAATTTTAGACGATTACCAATTTTGAAGAATAGTTTTCTTACATGTACAGATAAACATATTAAATGGACTAAAAATATAGAGGAAATTAATTCAAATATACATATCAATTCTTTATTAATAACAAATGATATAGAAGTGAATGGTACTATTAAAAATAAATCAAAACCAATTTTTTCCGTTTCATTATTAAATAAAATTGCACCACAAAGAAAAACGGTACCATGGGATACTATAGATTTAAATATTACGAATTCGTTTATTGATCATGCATTTATAGCACCAGTATCTGGTTATTATTCATTTTCTTTACGAATGATAACAAACGGATGTACTTTATTAAATGTAGAATTACGTAAAAATAACGAGAGTATAGAAAAATGTAATTATTCTGTACATGAATCAAGTACAGAAATACCATTGTCTAATTCTACAATTCTACAGTTATGTAAAGATGATAAAATAACCATATATATACTAAGTGGACAAATGGCTAATTATAAAAACGAATTTTGTGGTTATTTAATAGAACCTTTATAATAGACGATTCTGTGATCTTAACAAAGATGACAAAATTAAAATCATGATATATATTAAGATGGTTAAAAAATTACCTACTATAGAGAGGTCTAAAACAATTAGTATCGGTGAAAAAATACGTGATAATCAGGCTGATAGATCTGTAGTAATTAACGCTTCAGACGAATATATAAACGCCGATAGTAATAATGTATATATATCACCTATTCAAACTGTTTCAGATACAGGTACATTTTTGGCGTATGACCATATAACTAAAAGATTAATAAATTCTGATATCGGTATTACAGAGCTATTGACAAATATACATTCAACTACATTACAACTTACAAATGATAACATATCTTTACTTACATCTGGTAATGTTGGTATTTCAAATACAAATCCAACTGACGCACTTTCTATAGGAGATCGTATTATGTTTTCAGATACAAAAGCTGACTACGCAATGATAGTAAATCAAGGTGGTATTACTATAGGGGATAATATTTCTATACACCCAGATGAATATTACGCACTTAATGTTACTGGAAATGCATATGTAAATGATATGACAGTATCTGGTAATTTAATTGTTCAAGGTGATAAACTTATAATAGAAGCGAACTCATTTTCTGTAAGCGATCGTATAATTGGAATTGCTAGTAATAACCAAACACATACGTTTGATATAGGTATTATTATGGAACATCCGGGTAAAAATCTTGCTCTTATACATCATGGTGAAAATGGTACACCACATGATCATAATTTTACAATAGGATATACTCAAAATAATATAACGGACGATTTTGTAACAAACGATCCACTAAATCCATTAACAGTTGAAGTTTTGGGTAATTTACTTGTTCAAAATAATATAACTATATCATCCGGTGGATCAATATATGGTGACGGTACACAGCTGACAGGTGTGGCACTTAAAACAGATTTGACAAGTAATGTGGAGAGAATCAGAGTTCTTGAATCGAATGTGGTCGATTTGACATCTAATCTTTCCTCGAATGCGGAGAGAATTGGAGTTCTTGAATCGAATGTGATCGATTTGACATCTAACCTTTCCTCGAATGCGGAAAGAATCGGAGTTCTTGAATCGAACGTGGTCGATTTGACATCTAACCTTTCCTCGAATGCGGGTAGAATCGGGGTTCTTGAATCGAACGTGGTCGATTTGACATCTAACCTTTCCTCGAATACGGAGAGAATTGAAGTTCTTGAATCGAACGTGGTCGATTTGACATCTAACCTTTCCTCGAATGTGGAGAGAATTGGAGTTCTTGAATCGAACGTGGTCGATTTGACATCTAACCTTTCCTCGAATGCGGAGAGAATTGGAGTTCTTGAATCAGATAGAATACACGTACGTCAAGATATACAATCGAACACGGAGAGAATCGAAGATCTTGAATCGAATGTGATCGATTTGACATCTAACCTTTCCTCGAATGCGGAGAGAATTGGAGTTCTTGAATCGAATGTGGTCAATTTGACATCTGACCTTTCCTCGAATGCGGAGAGAATTGGAGTTCTTGAATCGAATGTGGTCGATTTGACATCTAACCTTTCCTCGAATGCGGAGAGAATCGGAGTTCTTGAATCAAACGTGAATGTTTTAAAAACAAACACAACAGATATATCTTACGTAAATGGTACTACAAGAATAAATGGTAATCTCACAGTATTAGGAAACACTACTACACTTGATACTATAAATCTTTTAGTACGAGATCCTATTTTACAACTTTCTAATGCTTCTGCATCCGTTGATTCGGGTATGTTGATAGCCCGTCCAAGTGATACAGATAATTTACTTTGAATGTACACGGTAACGTCGAGGCATCTTATTATTTTGGGGATGGTACACAGCTGATAGGTGTGGCACTAGAAACAGAATTAGATAATGTAGAATCAGATGTCAATGATTTAACATCAAATGTTAACCGTGTAAAAAATAATTTAACATCAAACGCGGGTAGAATCGGAGTTCTTGAATCGAATGTGGTCGATTTGACATCTAACCTTTCCTCGAATGCGGAGAGAATTGGAGTTCTTGAATCGAACGTGGTCGATTTGACATCTAATCTTTCCTCAAATGCGGAGAGAATTGGTGTTTTAGAAACAGATTTGACGAGTAATGCATCCAGAGTTGGTGTTTTGGAAACGGATTTGACGAGTAATGCGTCGAGAGTTGGTGTTTTAGAAACAGATTTGACGAGTAATGCATCCAGAGTTGGTGTTTTGGAAACAGATTTGACGAGTAATGCATCCAGAGTTGGTGATTTAGAAACGGATTTGACGAGTAATGCATCCAGAGTTGGTGATTTAGAAACGGATTTGACGAGTAATGAAACAGATTTGACGAGTAATGCGTCGAGAGTTGGTGTTTTAGAAACAGATTTGACGAGTAATGCATCCAGAGTTGGTGTTTTGGAAACAGATTTGACGAGTAATGCATCCAGAGTTGGTGATTTAGAAACGGATTTGACGAGTAATGCATCCAGAGTTGGTGTTTTGGAAACGGATTTGACGAGTAATACGAGTAGAATAAGTACTCTTGAAACAAAAACAACAGATATATCTTACATAGATGGTACTACAAGAATAAGTGGTAATCTCACAGTATTAGGAAATACTACTACACTCGATACTGTAAATCTTATAGTACAAGATCCTATTCTACAACTTTCTAATGCTTCTGCATCCGTTGATTCGGGTATGTTGATAGCCCGTCCAAGTAGTACAGATAATGTATTTGTTGGTTTCGATCAGTCGCTATCTGAATTTGCAATCGGGTTTACAGATAGCCACGCCGGTTTATCTGAAATAGTGATCAAAGATGGAGAAGATTTTACTTTGAATGTACACGGTAACGTCGAGGCATCTTCGTTTAATACAGTTTCATTTAGGGCTAATGATGTAATATCTAATATTACGATAACGGTTGCAAATCCAGGGTCAGGAAATAGGTATTATATAAACGGTGTTCTACAACAAACACTAACGCTATACCGGGGTGTTACCTATAGATTCCATCAATCTGATAGTTCGAATAGTAGCCATCCTTTCCTCTTATCTACGACGAGTAATGGGACACATGCGAGTGGGTCTCAATACTTGGATGGTTGGACGACAACGCCATCGGGAGAAAGCTATAGCCCAGGAAATTCAGGTGCGTTCGGACAGTATGTTGTTCCTACTAATGCACCGAACACACTCTACTATTATTGTCAGAACCACTCGGGTATGGGTGGTGCAATAAACATTTTATCTGGAAGTGTCAATACAAATGGTCTAGTAGCATCAAACGTATCCATTCAAAACCAAATGGATATTACCGATATGAATATAACAAGTGGTTTAAAAGCAAATGGTTCCACGGGCTCGAGTGGACAAGTACTCACATCAAGTGGTGGGGGTGCAATGACATGGACAACCCCATCTTCATTTAGTGGTGATATTGCCGATTATATTACACATACAAGTGATTCAGATACATACTTTGGGTTTCCAGGTTCTAATCAGTTTGTGATTAGGACGGGTGGAATCGACAGAATGAATATAGATAATACTGGTATTCTTACTATTCCTGATTATATCCGACATTCAGGTGATACAGATACAAGGTTTGGGTTTATGACAAATGATGAGTTTGTAATATCAACAAGTGGTGTTGATAGATTCAAAATTCTCAGTAGTGGATACGTTGGTATAGGAACAGTGACTCCAGGTGCACCTTTACAAATAGAATGTGCAGATACTGCGACTCATTACCAAAATGGTTTATTAGTAAAACAGTCAAGTTCATCTTACCCCGCCGTAATAGGTGTACGAACGAGTAGCAGTTCCCAAGACCCTTTTATTTCGTTTATGGTTAATAGTGATTCAACTGGTTGGTCTTATGGTGTAGATGCTTCCGATAGTAATAAAATGAAATGGGCGTATAGCGCCGACAATTTAACAAATAGTACAAGGATGACATTAAATACGTTGGGAGATTTGGGTATAGGAACAACAAGTCCAAGTTATAAACTTGATGTTAACGGTAGTATGCATATAGGAAGTGCTTTATATGTTGGCGCTCCTTCCCCATCCGCTGGGACGAGTGGACAAGTACTTACATCAACTGGTGGGGGTGCAATGTCTTGGACAACCCCGTCTTCATTTAGTGGTGATATCGCCGATTATATTACACATACAGGTGATACTAATACAAAGTTTGGGTTTTCAGCAAATGATACGTTTGTAATAAACACATCTGGTGCTGTGAGATTTATAGTAAATAGTAATGGTGAAGGAACAATAGGTCGGAATAGTGTTATGGGTTCGGGACATATGTTTGCGGTAGTTGATGGTTCGACTTCAAATGATGGTAGTTATGCGGATTTAGTCATAACAAATATGAACGAACACAATAACGCGAGACTACTTTTAGGTACATCGCATAATACAACCTCTAGTTCTGCTTTTAAAGCAGCTATAATAGCCGATGGTGCTGGTACTTATAGTCGTTGTGATTTACACTTTTGTTTGGACAATTCGACTAGTAATACGGTCAATGCAGAACTATCAGACTCTAAAATGATAATAAAATATGACACGGGGAACGTGGGTATAGGAACAACAAGTCCAGGTTATAAACTTGATGTTTTCGGTACTGTTAACTTTACGGGTGTTTTAACAGTTGGTACTACTGCGTCTTCAGGTACATCTGGACAAGTACTTACATCAGGTGGTTCGTCGTCTCCACCGTCTTGGACAACTGTAAGTAGTGGTGGTTCAAGTCCTTGGTCAACGTCGGGTTCAGATATTTATAGAAGCTCCGGTAAGGTCGGTATCGGAGAATCGAGTCCAACAACACCTTTACATATAGAATGTGCAGATACTTCGACTCATTACCAAAATGGTTTATTAGTAAAACAGTCAAGTTCATCTTACCCCGCCGTAATAGGTATACGAACGAGTAGCAGTTCCCAAGACCCTTTTATTTCGTTTATGGTTAATAGTGATTCAACTGGTTGGTCTTATGGTGTAGATGCTTCCGATAGTAATAAAATGAAATGGGGGTATGACACGACAACTTGGAACAGTACAAGAATGACACTAACGGATGATGGAAAATTGGGTATAAAACAATCAAGTCCAGCTTATAACCTTGATGTTAACGGTACTATGAATGTAACAGGTGCTTTATATGCAAATGGTTCTACAGGCTCGAGTGGACAAGTACTTACATCGAGTGGTGGGGGTACAGTGTCTTGGACAACGGTAAGTAGTGGAGGTTCAAGTCCTTGGTCAACGTCGGGTTCAGATATTTATAGAAGCTCTGGGAAGGTCGGTATAGGAACATCATCACCAGTAAGATATTTGGACGTAGCTGGATCAGTCAGTGCCTCATCAGGTGGTATACTGATTCGAAATGGAGATTCCAATGCTGGTGTGAGCAATGCACCACAAATAACGTTTGGTTGGAACGGAAACGATCAGTATAAGCATTTCATACAAACGAGACACAATAGTGGTTCTGCCGATAACGCAATTGATTTTTACGTGTGTAATGGTACATCAAATAACTCACTCTCATCTGGTGTTACTCATAACCTCACGTTAGAATCTGGGAATGTTGGTATAGGAACAACAAGTCCATCTTTTCCGTTACATGTCATAGGTAAAATTAACTTAACAGGTGCTTTATGTGCAAATGGCTTCTTTGGAACTAACGGACAAGTACTCACATCGAGTGGTGGGGGTGTCAATACATGGACAACTATAAGTAGTGGTGGTTCAAGTCCTTGGACAACTTCGGGTTCAGACATAATCTATAACACGGGTAATGTTATAATTGGTAGTTATATTACACATGATGGTGATTCAGATACATACTTTGGGTTTCCAGGTTCTAATCAGTTTGTACTTAGGACGGGTGGAATCGACAGACTGAACATAGATAGTAGTGGTAGACTTACTGTCCCTACTTATATTACACATACAGGTGATACAGATACATTCTTTGGGTTTCCGTCAGGTGATACTTTTAAGATTACGACAGGTGGTACCGATAGATTAAGAATTACCAATTCTGGTAATGTTGGTATAGGAACAGCATCACCATCTCATACACTCCATGTTGTGGGTGATATATATGCATCTGGAAATGTTACTGCATATTCCGATGTGAGAGATAAGAAAAATCTTAAAACTATAGAAGACCCAGTTTCTAAAATAGAAAAAATAAATGGGTACACGTATGAAAAAGATGGTATAGCATACACGGGTTTAGTTGCTCAGGAATTACTCGAAGTATTACCGGAAGCTGTATCTGGTTCAGAAAAATCAGGGTATGGTATAGCGTATGGGAACATTGCAGGTATGTTTGTAGAAGCTATAAAAGAACTTAACTCTAAAATAAAAGAACTTGAAAATAAATTAAATCAAATCGTCTAAAAAAAAGCAGTATACAGATTTCACAGAAGATATATAAAAAATAAAACCTTAGTATAATATAAAATATGTCTGGAGGTATTGCCCAACTCGTTGCCGTAGGTGCCCAAGATGCGCATCTCGTCGGCCAACCTGAAGTTTCTTTTTTCAGGTCCAACTATAAACGTCACACAAATTTCGCCCAAACTGTTGAGAGACAGGTTATCCAGGGCAACCCAACCGCGAATGGTATGTCGACCGTCAGGTTTGAAAGAAAAGGAGACATGGTCGGGTACGTGTATATCGCTCCAACTAAAGCGAGTATAGCTCATAAACTTACACCAGCCAACTGGATCAACGCAATTTCTAAAGTTGAACTTCTCATTGGTGGACAAGTCATCGACGAACAAACATCTCAATTCTCGCAATACATTGCACCATCTGTATTAGCACAAAACTTAACTAAATCTACTTCCGGGTTTGCCGAGGCAACTGAAAGTAAGTTTTACCCACTCAGGTTTTCGTTTTGTGAAAATTCTCAAACCGCCATCCCATTGGTCGCTCTTCAATACCACGATGTGGAATTGAGAATTACGTGGGGTACCAATCTCGATGGGGCTACATATGAAGTCTACAGTCAATTCATCCACCTTGACACAGACGAACGTACCGCTTTGTCTTCCACACCACAAAACATGCTTATTACGCAAACACAAAAAGCTATCGCCTCCACTTCCAAGACCCAGGAACTCAACTTTAACCACCCAATTAAGTGTTTGGTAGCTGCAGATGGGAGTGCGCTTACTATTGCAGGTGACACGAACAAAATGAAACTCCAAATCAATGGTACGGATGTTGCTGATTTCAAATATGTTGATCCAAACTACACCGCGGTCACTTCGTATTACCACACCACATCTTCGAAAGATGCTGGTGCATCCGGTGAAAATGACAAGTTCTTCTTGTACCCATTCTGTCTCGACACGTCCAAGGTTCAACCAACGGGTTCGCTCAACTTTAGTAGACTCGATTCGGCGAGACTTGTTAACGATACCGCCAACTCGGACGATGATATCTACGCCGTCAACTACAACATCCTCCGTATCGAAAATGGTATGGGTGGTTTGATGTATTCCAACTAATTTAATTTATCCATTTATTATAAATGTTT